CCACAGCTCTTTATTTAACACTGGTTTCTTTTCTGAATTTAACCATCCATTTTTAATCCATCCAGAAATCCAATCTTCTACAAAACCATTTACTAAATAAGCACTATCTGAAATAACCGAAACAGATGTTTCCTGAAAGAACTCAAGATTATCTAATTCTTCCAAACCCTTTATAGCAGCTAACATTTCACATTTATTATTTGTAGTTTCTTTTTCTGTACCACTTTTTTTTATTTTTTCTTTTCCATCCTCTAACATCAAAAAAGACCATCCGCCAGGACCAGGATTTCCGCTACATGCACCATCGGTGTAGATTTCTATTTTAACCATTTTTAAGTTCTTCTAATTTACTAATATCTAATTGCCATTCTTGTTCACTTCTTTTATTCCATGTCTCAAAAGCTTCTTTAATATAATTTTCAGCCTCGGTTTTTGTGCATGCATTAACTTTGCAAAAATGTTCAATAGCCTCTTGTGTTCTACCTTTTATTCCAGCAAGACCGATGTGTTTAACTTCATGGCAATTTGGACACAACGCAATAAGGCTAATAAGTTTTTGGATTCCATTTATTTCATCATATTCCCATGTTTCATGGCATTCTACTGGATGTTTTTCTCCAACACCACCACAAACCTCACATTTATAATTTGCGCTCTTATAACAGCTCTTTCGAACTTTATCCCATTCTCCAGACGTTAGAATGCTTCTTAAATTAGAAAACCAAGAAGTGGAAGGAATTAACTCAATTGTTAACTTCATTTTTTATTAAATAATTCTAAAATTTTTGTTTTTATTTCACTCTCATTATAACTACATGGTATTTTTTCATTTGTTCCAACAATGTATTTCATAGACCAATCTAATCCTATTGAATTGTCGCTTGGTGAATATAGTCCAATTCTGCCAACACCATCTACGTTTATCCAGTTGTCATATATCCATATGTCTTTCTCAGAAACTTTTCTCATAAATCCATCTTTTTAAATTTAGCACCTCTCTTAAAATTAACAAACCCTCCTTGGTTTTTTTCAAACCTTGAAATGTATACGCCACCGACAGAAAGTTCTGGTTTTATTTTATCTGCCATTGGAGAGAACACTCTTAATGTTGTACTTCCGATTCCATCACCAACTTTAAGTGTTAAATATTGAGTTCCTGTTTTTGCTACAGACTCTTTTATATCTTCTAATATAAAGAAATACCAATTATCATCATCGAAATTTACAATGTTTTCAATTGGTTTTTTAGAAAGTTTATTTATATTGGTTTTTATGTTTGTAATTCTTTCTATTTTTTCTAAATCAAAATTACATACTTCCATAAAACCAATCTTTTTTTCTTCTAAAGATGTTTTTGGAAATTGACTTGTATCAATTTTTAAATCAAACTCTTCTCCGCCCATGTCAAACATCATAATTTGATTTGGTACAACTTTTTTCTTTTTCTTTGATTTTAAATGATTAAGATAAGACCTAGATTCTGACCAATCATCAAATACACCAGCTTTAACACAAGACTCAAAAGCTGTTTTATTAAATTTAGAAAATGGCAATTCAAAAAACTCTGCCATACTAATTGTTTCTAAAGTTTTGCTATTGCCTTCCTTGTCTTTTTTGTTATCAACCAATGTTATTAATTCTGAATATGCAATATCTCCAAGTCCATTTATACCAGAGAAACCCATAGAAATTTCTTTATCTCCAGTCATAGTCCATGCCTTTCCTGATTTAAGAGATGGTGGCAATATTTTTATTCCTCTTGACATTGCTGCCGCAATAGATGCGGCCAACCACTCTTGTACTTTTTCTTTTTTACCATTATCTTTTGGGTGATTAAGAAGTGCAGTATAAAACTCAGTAGGATAATAATGTTTCAGAAATAATGTACGCATTGCAAGATACCCATAACAAACAGCGTGACTTCTATTAAAAGAATATCCTAAATATTTAATTACCCAATCCTTTATAACATCAACCTCTGCAGCATTATATCCATTCTTTACAGCGCCATCAATAAATTTATTCCAATACTTATCAAACTCTTTATAGTTATCTTCTTCTTTTTTATTTAAAGATTCGCCCTTTCCTTTTTTCATGATAGCTGAACTTGCCTTGTCCATATATCTTCTAAGCATATCCCCCTCTCCTTTGCTCATACCTCCAATTTCATGGGCAATAAACATTAATTGTTCCTGGAAAATCAATACCCCATTTGTCTTAGATAGAATTGGTTTTAATGCAGAGTGAATATAAGAAATTTTATCTGGATTGAATTTATTGTGAATATATTCTTCGTGAGCTTTAATTCCCATAGGCCCTGGTCTATATAAAGCATTTGCCGCAACAACTTCTTCAAAATTTTCTGTACCCATTCCACGTATAAGAGCATTCATACCAGCGCTTTCAAATTGGAATATACCATGGTTCATTCCTAGTCTAAGTTCAAAATATAAATTTTTATCATTAAGGTCAACGTTTTTTATTTTTTCAGAAATATCAATTCCCTTTTTTTCTTTTACAAGTTTTATAGCATCTTTAATTACATTTAAAGTTTCAAGCTTTAATCTATCAAGCTTTAATATTTGTAATTCAGATAAATCTTTTCCTGACTTATCTGCCTCTTGAAATGCCGTTACTATACTTTTTTGTTTAGGAATTATATTTGTTGGTAAATATTCCCAGCAAGGGCCAGGTGTAATTACAATACCTGCAGCATGCTGTCCTATACCACGTATTTGACCTTGAAACTTTAATGTCTCTTCTAGGATTATTTTATGCGCTGGATTTGTTAGCCAATTTCTAACTTTATCTGAACACGCAGGGTCTTTTGGCCAATTAACAAACCAATCTCTTAAAGAAAATTCAACCTTATCAAAGTTTGGCATTTCTTTGGTTACAGCATCAACATCTGAATTAAATCCTGTATACTCCTCTCCATAGTGAGCCCTAACAACATCTTTTACAGTATTCCTCTCACTAAATGTAGAAAATGTAGATACGCTTAAAACTCTTTCTTTGCCATATTTCTTATGCAAGAAATCATCAGTGATATGGTCAGTTCCAGTCTCAAAATCAACGTCAATATCTGGCATCGACTTACGAGTCGGATTCATAAACCTCTCAAAATAAAGGTCAAATCTTATTGGGTCAATATCAGTAATCTCTAAACACCAAGAAAGTAAGCAACCTGCAGCAGAACCTCTACCTGGTCCAATTGTGTGCCCCTTACTTCTATAGTCACGTATTAACTCCCAGTACACTAAAAAATAATCAAGAGCGTTTTTATCTTCAATTACATCTAACTCAAACTTTAATCTATCATAATACTCCTGTTCTTTTTCAGGAGTCATTTCTACTATCTTATTTTCCTTATACTCTTTTATTTTTTGTCTTAATTTACCAATAGATAATTTTGTTATAATTTCTTTTGTACTTTCTGTTTTAAAATATTCTATAACTTCCTTGGTCGCTTCGTACTTTGGAAATTTCTCAGTTTTTAAATCAAAATCAAAGCTACATCTTTCAGCAACTTTAAGGGTATTATCAAGGCATTTATCGACAAATTTTTCTGGGTAATTAAAACCAAATTCTTTATTAAATCTATGGAAATCATCTACATTTGCATAGTATAAATTTCTTGTTTCTAATTTAAAGCCCTCTCCTAATTTTTTCTTTTGATTTATTGCGATTAATGTATCTTGTAATAAACCCTCTCCAGGGAATGCATAATGCACATCATTAGTTAATATTGGCATTAAATTATATTTGCTTGTCATTTTTATTAACCAAGCATTATAAATTTTTTGACCTTCGTATTCATTAAACTGTAACTCTACAGCTAAATCATCTCCAAATTCTTTTATTAAAACAACTAAATACTCTTCTGCCTCTGCATGCTTTCCGTCACGAACTAATTTTGACATATGACTAACAGCACAAGATGTAGTTACAAACAAACCCTCTTTATGTTCTAATAACCAATCTGTTTTTATTCTGCCCCTGCCATAAAAACCTTCCGTATAAGACTTATAAGCTAATTTATTTAAATTTATAAAACCATCAGGATTTTTTACAAAAATAGATTGATGTGTATTACCTCCTTCAAACTTCTTTTCTTCGAATTGGCCCATAGCATTATTTACATAAGCCTCCATTCCAATAATCGGCTTTACTCCAGCTGCTTTACATTTTTTCCAAAATTCAAAAGTACCAGACATGGTGCCATGGTCAGTAATAGCCATTGCTGGGTGATTATATTCTTTTGCTAATTTTACATAATTATCAATAGCGCCAGCTCCATCAAGAATGGAATGAAATGTGTGTAAATGCAAATGAACCATAGACTTTCTTTTTCTGTCTAATAGTTCAATTTCGCTCTTTAATCCATCCTTTTCTATTTCAAACTTCTCATAATTCTCTTTAGTTGGAGAAAGAGTTGGTGGTGGAGTATGTGAACAACTACACGCATCGGTGTGTCCGCACTGTTTTTGCATACGTATTTCTATTTAAGAGACACGAATATACTAAAAAAAATACAATAAAACAAAATTATGAATAATCACTGCTATAATCCTGTTTGGTTTTCAGTATTTTACGAGCAATTGTTGGCAATAATTCATTCTTAAGCTTGGTTATTTTAGACCTAGCCTTTACACCTCTTGCTTTTGGTTTTTTTGGACCCAAAAACTTTGTAATATCGTTTTCAATTTCAGATATCAATTTCTTAATATCATCTAAATCTTTTTTTATTTTATAGGTGTCATTTACATTAAAAAATTCATCAATTTTCATCCGTGTCTTCGTTTGCCTCCCCTGAATCATTTTGTTGTGTCAGGTCCTCATCATAAGTTTTAGAGTTAGAATCTGAACTTGGTGCATTATCATCGTTATCGAAATCATTTTCAGCTGTACTTATAGCATCTTCTTCTATAATTTCTTCTATAATTTCTTCCTCTTCAATATTTTCTAAAACTTCTTCAGAAATAACATCTTTTGGTTTAAACATGTTATCTAAAAAATTCATCATTTTCTTAGTATCGTCAACTAATTTTTCATTTTTAGAAAACAATATATTTTCTTCTGAATTTTCTTTTAATAGATTTTCATCTGGAGTTTTAGATTTACTAGTATCTAAATCTTCTTGTATTCTTTCAAATAATTTTTTAGTTCTATAATTTAAACTCTTATTATTTTTAAGTAATGTTGTTTCTTCATCTTCAGTAACAACTTCATCTTTTCCTAATAAATCATCTAAATAATTATCAAACCTTCCATCAGATTCTTTAAGAATTTTTTTAAACTTTATTTTTTTATATTCAGCTAATGTAGGTAATTCTTCTCCTGCGCCAGCGTCTGGTGTTGGTCCGCCTGCACCTACATCTTCTCCGCCACCTAAATCACCACCAACTTCTCCTCCGCCAGCTTCTGCCCCTAAATCTGGAGCGCCCATATCAATTCCACCACCGCCTAAGCCGCCAAGAGAACTTCCGCCTCCTCCGCCTCCGCCACCATCTCCACCTTCATCTCCACCGTCTCCTGGCTTAGCAACAGCTCCAGGTATTTCATATCTAGCATCCAATTCGTCAAATAAACCAATCTTCTTATATGTGTCAACAGCAGAATCAATTTCGGCAAATATTTTCTTCTCAACTTTCTTTTGTTTTAATATTAATTTAATATCAGCTTTAGAAAAACCGAGAATGTTTTCCATCACCCAAGTCCAAGACGTAAACGATGTAGAATCTGGCGCATAATATTCTTTTGCAACTTCTAATCTAGCTTTCATCGTTTCTAACTTCAACAATTCTTGTTGAGTAGAAGGGTTTGTAAGGCTTAATGAGAAATTATCAATATCATCTTTAAATCCTGCAAAATACAAATGTATGTTTGCAATTCTTCTTAACTCCATTAAAACAATTTCTTGAATAGAGTTTATAGTTCTTGAGAATCTTAAATCAGCTTGAGACAAAGTGCTTCCCCCTGGCATGCTCTCTGAGTAGTTCAAGTAAGTTTTAGGAACTTGTAATGAAGCGAATAATTTGTTTTGTAAATATTCAATATCCTGAATATCTCCTAAATTAGAAGCTCCAGGTAATGTATCAATTCTTGAAGATTTGTCGCCACGAATTGGAATAAAATAATCCTCTGTAATGTTCATTGGATTATATTTCATATTCATGTTTCCAGTTTTCTGGTCAACAATAGGAGTCTTCTTAATTTGGTTTTGAATTTTTTGTACGTATTGTCTTACATCTCCATCTTCTAAGTTTCCAATTTCAATATAAAACACCCTTCTCTCTGGAGCTCTTGTAATACGATATACCAACATAGAATCTTCTGCAAGTTGTAATTGCTTCCATAGCTTTCTTGCTGGGTCTAATATAGAACGGCCATAAGGTAATTTCTTAGCATCTTCAATTAATCTAAAGTGTGCAATTTGCCACTCTTCAAAATAATCATTTGTAGTTTCCCAACGGAATCTAACAGCATTTGGCTTTCCTTCATAACCCTCTTCTCTGTGCATTTCTTCAACTGGAAGTGTCATAAAATCATAAACACCGTCTTCTTTGTCAATATGAAGGTGAACATAATAATCTCCAAATTTTATCAACTCTCTAATCCAAAGCTTTAAATTAAAATCAATATTCAAACGTTTATTAAATAAATCTTTTAAAACTTCTTTTACTCTAGAATTCTCAGAATATATTTCAAGAATATTTCCTCTTTCACTTCTTGTTAAACATTCATCTCTTATGATATTAAGTGCTGCAGCAATTTCTGGAGTCATATCCATTGCTCTAAAATCTTGATATGCTGAAAGTCTATCTGTATCAAAATATAAAGTTCTTTGATATAAATTGTGCCCAATTTTATTTACTTGCCAATCTAAATATTCTTGTTGTATATTTTCAATTGCATTTTCATTTGAAATTAAACCTCCGCCCTGAGAAGAAAAATGTGATGTATGCGGCATTTCTGGAGTTCTTCTTTTTCCGCCATTAATAGCATCTAAAACACCTTGGAATATGCTGTTTTGATTATTTTGATTGTTTTCTTGACCTTCTGCCATTTTATAGTAATTTTAAAAAATATAATTAAATAGTATCCTAAAACAAATAGTTAACCTAATAGCCAACTCAAATCATCATCGTCATTGGTTTGGCCATCTGTATTATTATTGTTTTGTATAAATAAACCACCTGCACCACTAGGAACATCAATATCCTTCCTTTTCTCTTCTCTTTTTCCTGGGGCATAATCTTCTGAGGCTGGAGCTACAGATGGCGAATTTCCAATTGATATAGCGTCTAACATGCTCTTATACATATTGTTAGTTATTGCTACATTTCCATATTCAGTATCTCTAATGTATAACGCCAATCCTAATGCAAATATCAAGTCATCATTATAACCTCTTTCCGCTTCTGGTCTGTCGCCCTTCATAATAAATGTTGACATTTCTGATACTAGTCTTGGAGAGTTTAGAATTAAACTTCCTTCTCTCATGTGTTCTATTATGGCCTTTATAATAAGTGGCCTTGACATTCTTGTAGTTTGGAAGCCTGGTATTTCAACCCCTAACGGAATTTTATAATCATAAGGCCTTACGTGAATATCTTGTGTGTTTTTAGAATAAAATAAACGTCTGTAATGGAATTTATCTCTTAAATCTAAACCAACACTTAAACCAAATGAGTTTGCCTCGACAACTAAAAACGCTTCATTATAAGTTCTTCCAACCCAATCAACCAAGTAAGGCAATAAATCAACACCAACCTTATCTCTATATTCAGCAACTTGTTCTAATGTTTCTACATCTATAACTTGTATTGTTGAATAATCCTGACCATCACCTCTGGCAACGTCAACACCAACTATATAACTCCTTCCAGGGACTGCCCTTTTCCAAACATGAAAATTAGTTTCGTCTATTACAAATGTTCCAGCTTTAACATCTCCTTTAAATAAAAAATCATATTTTAAATAAAGATATGGTTTAATTTTTCTTACAGCTTTTTCATACTTCTCTATTAAATTGCTTTCAATTGCAAGATACTTTGAACCCTCGAATGATAAATCTAATTCTTGTGCGATTTTTACACTATCATAATTAAGTCTTCTACATTGTTCTTCATACCAAGGGCTCCAAGGCACATCGTTTCCTGCAGGGTCTTTTCTCATCTCTAAGCCAACTGATGATTGGGGGTTTTCTGTCCAATGAACATTCAAGTGATTAAAATCATTTTCTCCATTTACAGAGCCAACCCAGGTTTTATGATATAGACTTCCAGTTCCATTTGGAGTAGAAATCATTATACACTTTCCTTTTGTAGCAGAAAGGGCCATACCAGCACCCATCCAAATTGCCTGGTCATCTTTTATAAACGCTGTCTCATCTAATATAAGCATTGTTAAGGCTTCACCACGACCAGCATTTGGACTTGACGCTTTCGCTTCTACCCATGATTTATTTGAGAACTCTAATTTTGTTTGATTGTTTGTGATAACAGCATCTGGCTGAAGCCATTTTGGAGTATTATCAATAAATTGTTTTACAGTGGCCAAGAACCTTCTAGCTCCAGCTCCATCATTGGCAATGATTAGAATCTTTTCATCATATCTAAACATTAATCTCCAGGCAACATATCCAGCTGTAATAACCGAAAGGCCAGTTTGTCTTGATTTAAGTACAATATTATTTTGAAATTTATGGAAATCGTTTACACATCTCTCTTGATATTCGAAGCACTCCATTTTCATTACCTTTTTCTGAACAGCATTAAAAACGTGTCCATAATTATTAAGATAGTATAATGGGCCTTTTATACACTTATACTTTTCTTTAAGTATATTCTGTGGTGTTAAAATCATAAATAACTCTAATGGTTTACAAATAAATAGGTTAGAATTATTTATATGCCATTATAGGCCTATATAGATGTTTTGGTCAAATTCACTATCTGGCTTAATATCTATTCTATCTGAGATAAAAACAACATTTGTAATATTGTTTTTTGCATATAATTGGTAGCTCCCAGTTGTATCTGCTGACCAAGATGCAGTAAATATTCCTCTAGAACCATCTGTAAGAGTCATAGTTGCAGTAATAGCCGTATAAATACTCCCCTCCTTAGTAAAAGCCGTATCAAAAGTAGCTCCAGATAATGGATTGTTATCCACATCTAGAGATAAAATATCTTCATATACTGTTTGACCTGTTCTTGCTAACATACTAATAAATAACTAAAAATTAACTTTTAAGCCTTCTTTTTTCTCTTGCAAAATATTGCTCTTTTAACGCTTTTTTTGCTTGAGTATAATGCCAAGCATCA